TTAGTAATACTAATACACAAGGATTTGATTGTAGTGGAGCTAATGCTAGTGGTTCAAAGTCTTATAAAAGAGCCATAGATGCAATATCTAATCCTGATGAGTATGATATTAATTTATTAGCAATTCCTGGTGTACTTCATAGTCAAGATGGTAGTAATTGTCATAACGCAGTAACAGAACATGCAATTTCAAAAATTGAAGCTAGAGCAGACGCGTTTTATATCATGGATGGATTTCATTGGGGAGATACAATACAACAAGCAGTAGATGGTGTTAAATCATTAGATACTAACTATTCAGGTGTATATTACCCTTGGGTCAAAGTTTTGGATTCAAGTGATAATACTCCTGTTTGGGTACCACCTTCAGTAGCATTAACTGGTGTATTTTCATTTAATGACCAAATTGGTCAAGAGTGGTTTGCTCCTGCAGGTTTGAATCGTGGTGGTTTAACTATTGCGACAGAAGCTAAATCAAGATTAACACACTCTGAACGTGATAAACTTTATGAAAATAGAGTTAATCCAATTGCAACATTCCCAGGTCAAGGTGTAACGGTATTTGGACAGAAAACACTTCAGTCTAAACCTTCAGCACTTGATAGGATTAATGTTCGTAGATTGTTGATTAATTTGAAGAAGTTTATTGCTTCTACATCTAGATTCTTAGTGTTTGAACAGAATACAACCGCTACAAGAAATCGTTTCTTGAATGTTGTTAATCCATATTTAGAAAATGTACAATCCAATAGTGGTTTGAGTGCATTTAGGGTAGTGATGGATGATAGTAATAACACACCTGATGAGATAGATAGAAATAGATTAGTTGGACAAATATTTATTCAACCTACAAGAACTGCAGAGTTCATTGTACTTGATTTTGTTGTTCAACCAACTGGAGCAGCGTTTCCAGAGTAGTAAAATATCTCAAATATGAGTCAAAGAACCCCAGTTTTTACTGGGGTTTTTTGTTTTTATAAAAACTTCAAAAAAACTTCTAAAGTATATTATTATTATATGCTCAATTTTTAATAACTCTTATATTTATTACTGATAAAGAGAAATTTATATTGGAGAATATAAGATGCCTGAGTTAATTGATGCAACTGAAATTATGTTTACACCATTTGAACCGAAAACTAAAAATCGGTTTGTCATGTATATTGAAAGTATCCCAGCTTATTTAATTAAGACTGCGGCAAGACCTCAAATTACATTTGAAGAAATAGTGTTAGACCATATTAATATAAAGAGATATATTAAAGGTAAAGGTGAATGGCAACCTTTGGTAGTTACTTTATACGATCCTATTGTTCCTTCAGCCGCACAGGCTGCTATGGAATGGGTGAGATTATCACATGAATCAGTTACGGGACGCGATGGATATTCTGATTTCTATAAAAAAGATGTAACATTTAATTTGTTAGGACCAGTAGGAGATGTGGTAGAAGAATGGACGTTAAAGGGAGCTTTTGTACAAGATGCAAACTTTAATGATATGGATTTTGCTAATGGTACTGATCCAGTAGATCTTGAATTAACATTGCGTTATGATTACGCAATCTTACAATTCTAATTAAAACGGAGAATAAAAATGAGTGAATGGTTAGCACAGAATTGGGAATGGTGCCTTTTGGCTTTTTACACTTTAGAAAAAATAGTTAAGCTTAGCCCATCTAAAAAAGACGATGTTATTTTTGATGCAGTGTTGAAACCTGTATGGGATGCTGTTACCAAAGGAAAAGCAAAGTAAAAAATAAAATCTTATTTGAAAAAATTTAGTTATATTTACAAACAGTTATAAGTCTTATTAAGGAGAATAATATGCCTGAAACTAAGTTTCCGACGGAAATTATCGACATTCCGTCAAAAGGACACTTTTATCCAAAAGATAGTCCGCTATCTAGTGGTAAAGTAGAAATAAAATATATGACAGCGAGAGAAGAAGATATAATGACTTCACAAAATCTACTTGCTCAAGGTGTTGTATTAGATGTACTTTTAAGTAGTTTACTGGTTGATAAATCTATCAAGGTAAAAGATTTATTGATTGGGGATAAAAACGCATTGTTGATAGCTGCAAGAGTATTAGCTTATGGTAAACAATATGAGTTTGAAGTTATATCGCCTGTTACTGGTGACCCAGTAAAAACCAAATTTGATTTAACTCAATTGAAAAATTTACCTATAGATATTAGCAAATATCCTAAAGAACAAAATGAATTTGAGTTCACGTTACCTACTACTGATAGAGTTATTAAATATAAATTTTTAACAAGTGGTGAAGTTGACGATATTGATAAAAGAGTTAAATCTTTAAATAAGTTGAGTAATATAGATAAAACTTTAACTACTAGATTGAAATCAATGATAATTGAAGTTGATGGTAAGTCAGATAAAGAATATATTACTCATTTCGTGGATAATGAATTTTTTGCAGTAGATAGCTTAGCACTTAGAGAGCATGTTGCAGACAACACCCCAGATGTTAATATGGAAATTTCGGTTGACATAGATGGGGAGGAGGTGGAAATGACCGTCCCGATGACGGTACAGTTTTTTTGGCCATCCTCCAGAGTATAAAACTCAAATACACGAACAAATATTTAATTTAACATTTAATTCTAAAGGTTCTTTAACTTTTGAAGAAGCCTATAATATGCCAGTTTATTTAAGAAGATGGTATCTTCAAAGATTGGAAAAGGCTTATGACCAAGAAAAAGAAGCTGTAGAAAAATCTCAAAAAAAATCACCCCGTCCAAATATTCCCAAAGTTAAAAAATGATTATTTGTATATTTATATATGAATCCACGTATTTAAGTTTTTAGGAGTTAATCTTGGCAAAGTATATCATAAAAGAAAATAAATTAATTACTGAATTTATAGGTAGTCTTTTTAAAGCAATAGTAAAAAGGAAATCTTCAAAACTTATAAAAGTATTACAGAAAGATCCTGTTTTAAAAAAACACATAAAGGCTGCTGATAAAATTGGTAAGGATATACAACAACATATTGAAAAGAGAAAAAAGGAAGAACCTGAACTTGCTAAATGGATGGCAGATCATCCATTATAATATTTGGAATTCTATTTGACCTAAATGGGTCATATATCACTTTAATAAACTAAGATAAAATCAATGGCGGATAAATTCAATCAACAAGAAGAATACGAAGCGTTTAAGAAATTAAAGCAAGAACAACCTAAATTTCTTAGAGGAATCTCTGGACTTTGGGATGGGATTAGTGCATCTATAAAGGATGCTGGAGACGGGGCTGAACATATTGCTAAACAAAATAAAACCTTCTTAGGATTATCTAAATCCATTTTATCAAATACTAAAGATATTCACAAAGAAACTGTAGAATGGAAAGACCTTTCAGACGCTATAGTTGAAGCTCAAAGAACTGGAAATAAGCATTTGATAAATCAATATAAACAGATGCAGAAAATCCAGGGAGCTCAAAAACGTTATAATAATTTGGTAAATGCGGGCGCTAATTCTATACAGAAAATGACTTCTTCTATAGATTCTAGTTTGCGTGATATACCAATTATAGGAAATTTTTTAGCTGATGCTATTAATTTTGATGATATAGGTAAAAGTTTAATAGATGGTTTTAGAAGTACTATGGCTCCTTCTGGACCCGTTGGTGATACAATTGCATCAACACTGGCACAGAGCACTTTTCAGGGAGTAATTGAAGGAACTTCATCTGGTCTAGTAGAATCATCAATTACAAAAGGTTGGTTAAAGTCTGGAGCAAATTCAGGTAAAGGCTTTTTCGCAGGATTTAAAAATGTAGCTAAGGGTGCATGGGCCTATATGACTGGTAGGAAATTTTCAGCAGGGACTCAAGAGGAATTATCATTTGCTGGAGTTAACGCTGCTATGGCTGACGCAAAAGGTGGTGGATGGAAGGCGAAGACCCAGAGGGCTAAGGAAAGAATGGGGATGATGACTAAAGAAGGTGAAATTCAAGGGAAGATAAACAAAAAACTAGCGGCAAGAAGAATAGCTATGACTTTTATAGGAACTGCAGCGGCACTTTGGGTCGCTAAGGCAGCTGCATTCGCATTCCAAACTGGGTTGGGATTTATGAATATGGTCAAGATGGGTCCTGCAATATTAATTAACAAAAAATATGTTGAAGCTATGGCGGAAGAATTTGGTACCATTAATGATATTAATTGGAAAACTGCTAAAGCATTAAAAATACAGGAATTTAGATATGGTATTCAATCAGACCAAGCAGTAAAAATATTAAGAATTCAAACTGCAATATCTGATAAAACTAATGATCAATTAATAGCTATACAAAAACAAGTTGCTCAACAGGCTAGACTGGCGGGAGTACTTCCAGCTAAATTATTTGAAGATATAGCGCAAAATATGGAATATTTTGCAAAGACTGCAAAAGATGGTGGTAAAAATGTTATGATGACTGCATTAGCTGCTAAACAACTTGGATTAAATTTGGGTGTTGTTGATCAGATAGCTACACATTTGTTAGATATGGAAGGGTCTATAGCTGCACAATTTGAAGCTTCAGCGGTAATTGGTAGAGAGCTTAATCTTGATAGAGCTAGACAGTTATCTCTACTGGGTAAAGATGCGGAAATGATGGAGGAAATTGTAAGACTGGTTGGTGGTGAAGCAGAATTTAATAAAATGAATAGAGTACATAGAGATATATTAAGTAAAGCAATAGGAACGGATGTTAG